GGCCGGCCTGCTGCTGGCCGCTGGCGATTTGTTGCGCGAGGTGCGCTGGACAACGCCGCAGGGAGCGCCGATCAGCGTTTGAGCAGGAGTGAGATAAATAAACAGGTTTGGTGAGATAAATGGGGATTTGCCGGAATTTGGCGGGACAAATCCGAGACGGGAATGCAATTAGTTTGCAACAGGCGCAATAAAAATTAGCGCCATTATTTGGCCAGATATTCGTTGATTTGTTTGAGGATTAAATCGCTCTCATCGGAGTACAAAAAACCGTTCTCCCGGATCGGTAAAAAGGGCCTGGCGGGGATATCGCCCCATAGGTTTTTGAACTGAGCCTTGGTGCCACCGAACTGCTGGATGGCGGCGTAAATCATGCTATTGCCGACGGTGACCGAGTTGGCGTCGGCGCGCACGTGAAACTGGTTGGAGAGGCTGCGCGATTCGCCGATCAGCGGCTTCTTGCTTATCGCCAGACCTTGCCCTTTGTTATTGATTCCTCGCCCACCGTCAAAGCGGCTTTTACCGAATCCGCGTTGACTACCGATATACGCTTCAATGGTCGATCTTGCATTCGGTGCCCATCGTCGACCGTCAGGACCGGTGCCAGTAGTAAAGCGGAGCTTGGCGCGCTCCATGATATCGTCTCCGATCGCCTGCATGACCGGTTGCATGTTGCCGAACTTTTTAGAGAGGGAGGTCAGCGCATCTCGAACACCGGTATCTTTAACATCTATGGTAAACATGGATCAATACTCCGGACTCAAAAAATCGCCACCGAACTCCCGCAAATCATCAGCGAGATCAGCGCTTATAGCCTCTGGTAATGTAGCCAGCTTGGTCTCTATAAAGCCCAGCAGCTCATCGGCAAGGCTCGCCCCAGGCGCATAGTCAAAACCCTGGTCGATGCCCGGAATGCTCCCCTTGTCGTTGCGTTCATCCCAGCCGTCCGGCGGCTCGGTGGCGTCGCCATCCCGCGGCGCCTCGACCGGAACGACGCGGCACATGCAGCCCCAGCCATTCGGCGGAAAGTGCGTCTGCCAGAATGGGTGATCGTAGCGCAGCGTCAGTCGCATGTTGCCCCACGCCTGGTGGTGCGGGCGCGGATGCATCACGCTGTCGTTATGCACGTAACGCCAGTACGGGCGCAGCTTGAGATACTCGGGGTCGGTCAATTGCTTGTAGCGACCGGCGGCGTAGCTGGTGGCCATGTTCGTCTGATAAATAACCCGGGTACGCCAGGCCTCGCCGCCCTTACTGCCTTCGCCCGCCCAGCCGGTCCAACCGTGCTTCTGCACGATCGCCTTGAAATCCCTGCGGAACTCCTGCAAGCCCTTGCCCTGCTCGATCGCCTTCGCCACAGCCTGGTTCAGATCGGCCAGCAGATCGGCCTTCTCCGCACCGGCGACGATAAACGCCCGGTCGTGCGCCTCGCGAATGATATCGTCCCAGCGCTGCGTCGGCAGATTGACCTTGTTGCGGAAGAACTCAAGCTGCTCGAAAAACGGCGTATTGAAGCCGAAGGCCTGCTTTCCTGCCACCTCAGCCTCCGACCGAATCCATGCCCTTCAGCTCGGCCAGGGCCAGCGCTGCCGACATGATCTCACGCAGGCGCTCGACATCGAGGTCGCCATAGGCCGCCAGCAAGGCCGCCTGCAACGACGGCAGATCGTCAGCCCGATCGACCATTTCGCTTACCTTGGCAATCAGCGTATTTACGTGCTCATTGGCCGCCTCCAGAAGCGTCTCGACGCTGGCGTCAGCGACAGGATCAACTGGATCGTTTGCGCGCTTCAACGCCGCCGGCTTATCCGATGGAAGCTCCGCACCCGAGGGCATGGCCGGCTCTTTCACCGCCGCACCCATCACCGCCTCACCCTCCTTGGCCTGAGGAATGCGCAGCTTCTCATGGGCGTAAGCAATCGGGATCTGCATCCCGGCGCCGGCCAGTTTCGGCAACGCATCGGCGTAAACGGCCAGATCTTCAGACTCCGCTAGGTCGAAGCGAAACTTCGGGCATCTCGCCGGATCGGCGCCGGGTCGATTGACCGCCAGGATCGGCCACAACAGATGCCGGGTCAGCGTTCGCGCCACCTGGCGCGCATCGGCGGCGAGGATATCGTGGCGCACCTCGTTGTGCAGGTTGGAGACGCCAGAGCCCATGCCGGTCGGCTTGGCGTCGGCCGACAGCGTCTGCCCGAGAATGATCTTCGACTGGGTGTTCTCGCACCAGCCGATCATGTACTCGAACGGATCGCTTTGCCCCTTGGCCGCCTCCTTGAAGTCGATGGCCATGCCCTCCGGCACAATGCCGGCCGCCGCATGGCCGATCGACATCACCGCCTGCAGCAGCGTAGATTTCTCGCGCGCCGAGGCCCCGGTCGGGTAGGTGCCAAGGCGCAGCGGCAGGCCGTAGATTTCCAGGAACTCCGCCAGGTCGCGCACCGAGTAATTCTTGAACAGATACGGCCAGGCCAGCGTGCGGTGGATGCCGCCGCGCGCAACGTACCCCGACTTGGCCTTGTGCACATGCAGGATCCAGCCCATCGGCCACAGTTCGGCGCCGTCGGCGCTATTGTCCTTGAGCCGGATCTGGCTGCGCGTCGCGATATCGAGCTGAAACCACGATTGGGGGCGGTGCTCGAACTTGAGCGGCAGCTTCTCCTTGCCGACTTTCCCCCAGGTGACCTCCTGGCAGGAAAACCCGTGCCCGACGGCGTCCATCGCATCGAGCAGGATGTCTTCCAGCTCCAGATTGCCGACAATCTCGCTCAGCCACTCCGCGTCGGCCTTCTCCTTGGCGCTGGCATCCGATAGCGGCGTAATCGTCCAGTCCAGCCCCTGCAGCGCCGCCTTGCGCTTGAACATCTCGGTCAGAATATGGCCGTCCCGATCCTCCATATCGCGGAAAAGATCGTGCTGAGCGGACAGATCGCCCTGCTCGGCAGCGGTCAGAATACGATGCAGGCTGGCCGGCGTCAGCCCGCGCGCCGGATGCTCCTCGAACACCTGAAAAAGCTGCGCCGTGCGCGCCGTCTGCGGCTCGGCCAGCGCTTCAGTCTGAATCGGCCGACCGTCTACATCGAGTATTCTGCCCATCGTCTCAATCCTTTGCGTTACCAGCAACCGCCCTTGCCGATCGGCAAGTCGTCGGCATCGTCATCGTCATCGTTACCCGCACGCTCGCGCGTGCTCTTGTCCGGTACCGCCGTCCATTCGATCGGCACCACGTCCTGGCGCATGGCGTAGTCACCCAGAAACAGCGCGATCGCACCGTCGCCGTGGCGCTGCTGCTTCTTGTCGCCGCCGCCCAGGGTGCGCGCATTGCCGATCTTCGGGATGCCGCGGATTTTCTTGATCGAACGCAGGTCATCGCGGATCTCGTCGTCGCGCGGGATGTCGCTGATCGTCGCATCCTGAAAGGCCGCCTGAAAGTGCGGCATGTGCTCCAGATAGAAGCCGTCATGCAGCTTGATCGCCTCGATGCGCGCCGCTCCGAACTGCTGCTGCGCGTATTCGGCCAGCGCCAGACCGTTGCCGGTGGCGTCCATCGCCCCCTTGCGAAAGCGCGGAAGACGCTCGACGATGTACTTGAGGATTTGCTCCTGCTGGCGGTACGGGCACTTGTCCAGTTCGACCCACAGCCGGACGCGGTTTTTCAGCGTCTTGCCCTCTTCGAGCACCGGCAGCACGGTGAGGTCGCGCAGGCGACCAAAATCGAGGCCAAAGCCATGCGGCCGCTCGCGATCGAGCGCCTTGAGCGGCTCGGCCAGGTGCTCTTCGCACCACGCCGCCACCTCCAGCTCACGCAGGCGATCGGCGACCAGCGTAAATTTGCTCGGCCAGGATCCCCGTACCAGCGGCGTACTGTCGGCCATGCGCGAGGTAATCAGCGCCATCGGCAGATAAACCCCGCTGCCCGTCGCCGGGATGCAATCGAGCTCCTCGTCGACGTCGGCTGCGTAATACGCGCGAATCTTCTCCGCCCACTCGGCCTGCTCGGCGGCGTTCCAGGGAATTCCCCGGCGCAGGCAAACGCGCTTGTACAAGCCCTCGGCGACCGCCTGGTCGAAGGTCACCCGATGCACCGTCCCTGGGCGCTTCCCTGCGCGCACCTCGTTAATCAGCTCATTGAAGGCGTTATCCTCGCCGTCGTGAGTGGAGATCAGCCGCACCTTGCCGCCCCACACCAGGAAGGCCATCGCCGCCTTGATCAGCTCGCCGAGATCGTCCTGGAAAGCCGCCTCATCGCCGACCAGCACCCCCTGCCGCCCGCGCAGCTTGCGCGGGCGCGAGGCCAGCGCAATGATCTTGTGCCCGCTGGCCGGGAAGTGGATCGAGAAGGTCTTGATGTGGCGATCTTCCTTCTCCTCGTCCCACAGCCCTTCCTCGATCTGCCCGGCCGCGCGGTTGAACACGCTGGCCCACATCGCGCACGCCTGGATGTACTCCTCGGTCATCTCCTGGTCGGTGCCGATGTAGTAAACGTTCTGACCGCCGGCCGCTTTCTCGGCGGCGGCGATCAGTACGTCGTCGGAGGCCTCGGCCCAGGTGATGCCGGTACGCCGGCCCTTCTCCATCATCTTGAACGGCGAGGGGTCGGCCACCCAGCGCTGTTGATACGGCAACAGCACCGGCGGCGGTGCGTCGTCGAGTGCGCCGTTATCCAGGAGGAGTGGGAGCGCCATCAGGCGACCCCGAGAATCTCGCGGCGCAGCTCGGCGACGGTATCGGCAGAGAGCCCTTTGGCCTTGGCCACCACCACCGCGGCATCGGCCGCCGCTTTGGTTGCATCCTGCCGCGCCTTGAGAATCCGTTCGGTGGTCAGCTTGTCGGCGCTGGCCAGATCCTTGATCGCCTTGGCCAGCAGCATGATCTCCTGCGGCCCGGCCGA